CCTAATCGACGCGCAATTGTGATATCTAATGTACCAAAATAGGGTATGATTGAATCATCACCTTCAATTCAAAATTATTTTTGGCAACACCCGATCCCCAAGGAAAGGTACTAGCTTGTCCTATATTTACGGGAAAAGAGTTGCATTCAAAAGTGTTTGAAACACTACTCGACACCTCACCGATGTATTCGTCTTCATCGATGAGAAGTGTTCTACGCTGTTGTTTGGGTGATGTTTGATTTCTAGTCGTACCCTTTGCTGCTAGAGACTTGTTGCGGGTTGTGACTTGAATTTTCTTTGGTTTTGTCGATTTTTGTCGCTGTGGTGGCACAAATTGAACTTGATTTGTGTTCAATCCATACGGATTACTACCAAAGAAAGGTAAAGGTGGTTGATTAGTTTTTAACATAACTGTCCGGTTTTGCGGATTCCCAGGTCTGTTAACTCTGGTCTTTTTGGTCCTAACTATAAGTTGATTTTCCATATTCGTCTGAAAAATTGTGAACTTCAATGGCCCACGAATGGATGCATCACATCCAGAAAGGCAGGGACTCATATTATAAGCCCTCTGTGGAACTGTATGACTGGTACATGTCCCACATTCGTATTTGATCTTTATTTGCAAAAGAATCAATGAATGGTAAATTCAAAGGTTGCATTGTCATGATATTATCTAGATAATATTCCATGGCCAACTGTTGTTCAACCGTTATACCTTGAAGTTTTTCGACTAAAAGTCTTGTTTTATAATTAATAGTACGATTAATCATCGTCAATAGTTTTTCTTTCTCCGTTGTTTCATATAATAAAATTTGCTCAAACTTAATGAAATGATGGGAATCAACATGATTTTTCTGATAGTGTTTTATAGTTCTATTCTTTTTCATATTTACTAATCTAGTGAGTCTTATGGCCATAACGGCTAAGGAATGTAAGACTGGGCATCCAGGATATGTGTGCAATAAAGATAAGGCTTTGCACCTCAATAATGTGAGTTTAGTATGTTGGTTTGAACCACGATACTCACGTGTCGTCCAACCAAAATCTAGATATGCTGGAATAATTTGTGTGACTATATCCAAACAGTCTACATCAAAAACTAGCCCACAAAAAGAGGCATGTGAGATTTGATTGAAGAATTCGAATTTTGCATTCGCTCCTAATCGACGCGCAATTGTGATATCTAATGTACCAAAATAGGGTATGATTGAATCATCACCTTCAATTTTAGGGACAAGTGTTGTCCAGTCTTCTCCAGACTTGTACAAAATAAACATGATGAGGATAAGGTTGAATAATGAATTACATAATGATGTATCCATTTCACCTGAATATCTCTTGGCAATTAGGCCGACGACAAAAGACCGAAATTGCATTCTATTCATGCCTTTCTTTATTTTTATTAGGTCTGCCATCATTTCATCACATTCAGCAAGAAACTGCATGCAAAACTTAAGAAATTCTAGCTCTATTGTCATATTTTTGTCAACAAACGTCGACTCAAAGGCCGTGAAGTCATTTGTTGCGAATTTTAGCCTTGCATCATTATATAATTCCTGTATGTGTTTTGCACGATCACAAACAGGTATTTTCTTTATAAAATAGTCTAACGCAAACATTTTATCCCCTATTATTTTCATAATTGGTCCAAACTTACACTTGAACCTGTCTGCACGGGAATATATCCCTCTGGGATATTTGAATTCTGTGTAACTTTCGTCTTTCACAAAACATTTTAGAATATAGTCACGATCGACTAAATTTGGCGAACTTAAATATGTTTTAATTAATTCGTCACGACGTGCCTGGGGATATGGGGCTGAATTGATCCAGGTTTCAAATGAAATGTCGTCGGTTGGTTGTATAATACATGATTGTAATTTTTGTTTAAAGAAATTTGTAGCAAATGATTGAAACTCTATATGTAGTTCATTGTCGATTTCAGGCATTTTTGTAGCGATTCTTTTCATTACCCCATTTAGTGCATTTTCCGGATTGGTGGTATCTGGTACCGGATTCGCATAATTGATTTGATGTAAACCGAGTGATACTCTCATGATTGGTCTTGATGGTCCCAACTGTGTTTGTTTCCATTTAATTAACTTAAACGAATCATCAACAGGTGGTAACTTAACTATTATAACTTCATGAACTCGGTAGCCGTACAAGACGACTTCACCTAAAGGGAATGCTGAAAATCCTGCCCTTCTCTTAACGATCGGAGCTGGTGTAATGCTATATCTAACGTATTTGATTGTATAAATTCATTTTGAATTGAATAATAACGCGGTATATTTATACAACTTATATTTCCCATTGATTGTTTAATCTTAATGCGTAAAACATCAATTGAATCGTCACGATTCAGGGTTTTCAAAGCCATTATGTTTGCTAACAACTCAAGTGAAACTTTAATATTCATAATTTTAAGGCGCGTGTAATACCGCACCCTACCTAACAAAAACTGCCTAATACGGCCTTTAAGAGATGTATCTTGTAATAAATATGTTTCGGTAAGTATTACATCCCAAATTTGTGGATCATTATGGTCAATTTTACCTGCCCTTGTTAACACAGGTCTTGAATCACCTGATTCTGTACCATCACCCTCTTTCGCTACTGCTGGGTTGATGTATTTGGGCAAAGATGGTTTAATATAAACGACATTGACTTTCGTTAAAGACTGAGGGACATAGGCTTCGGCATAATCGTGAAAAACGAAGGCGTAGCAACTACGGGAAAATGTAAATACATAACATGAATGACAAGATGTGTCACAATTGCTGATAAAATGACAATTATTAAA